AAACGCTTAGCAAATTCCATCGAGAGATTTTTCGATACGAGGGATTTGGACTTATTGATACTAACACCTAGCGTACCCATAACTGATAAATACTCACGTGCGACACCATGATTCCCAATCACGACGTCATCGCCGAGCACTGCATAGTCAGAGAACCAGGAGGTACATCCAGCTTTACTAGCTGCAAATTGTATAATGCAATGATGCGTTAGCGCTAACATCGCCCAGGAAGAATAAGCTCCCATGGGCTGACCCACCGCATATTTCACATACCGAGGGAACGAAGCCCCGAATGTTCTTCGGAAAATCTTCGGAACTCCAAAGTAGCGATCAGCGATGAGCCAGCACCACGCTTGCCCAAATTCCGGACTAGTTAGTGCTTCCAGCAGTAGACCCTGAATACGCAAAGGTAGCCTATCAGTTGCCGCAGATAAATCAAACGACCAGACATGGGTTTGCCCATTCGCCTTCATACGCTCAGCTAATTTCTTAACTGGCGCGTGTTGGTTGTGGGTCCCATCCTGTGGTATTTTCTTTAATACCTTAACGAAGATGTATGTGTGCAAAGGATAGAGTAACGCTTGCGTAATGGAATCTACCATTGCAAACATCCGTAACTTTCCTGGTTCCTCTTTTACCGCAATACTACCTAGACCCCAAACAGACGGTCCTTCTAACCCAACCACGGAGTGGTCGAGATTAGGGATCGCCTGCTCTTCCGGAACGTGCATCACGTCCCTATCTAAGTATATCCCGGCTGTGGTGTGTCCGTCGAACACAAGGTGTAAGCTATCGCATAACATCGCGAATCGCGTCAACAAATTACCCTGACCTGGGGTTCTAATCCAAGTCATGATATCTGCAATGCAATTAGCGTAGTTAGGCGACCCACGAGAGGAATGCGGTCCAGACTTCATCAGCGGCAACAGCCGTCCGCGAAGTTCAGGGAAAATCCAACCCGAAAGCCCTTTTGCTCGAAGAGCTTCCACGTCTTCATCATCAACTTGATACTTGAGAAGTTTCACCTTGAACGAATCTGTTAGCCAAGGGACAAAGCTACTGTTCGTAAACTCTATCCAATTAACTATAAATTTGTTAGTGAGTTTCTTCCCAGGATCTGTGATAGTCGAAATAGAAAGCTTTCCGCGAAACTCTAAGACCCTGTACAACGTACAGAGGCCTAAAGCGTAACGGATCGCTCCTAAATCTCCCTGTCTGATCCTCGCGCGCAGTTGCGCTGGTAGCCATCTGGGCATCCCAGTACGGGTACGAGCGATCTTCGGGCCATAGACCTTGGAGTCGGACACTGAGTCTTGAGCTAGCGTTTTCATTATAAATAATGATGACGCCTTCAATCTCAGAGCCAACCCTCTCGGTCCCTGGTCCTTGTATACACAACTCGCCCACCTAGCAAATATAAATGTAGCTTTCACAAACGATAAGGCACTAGATCCAGAGATTAGCGGAACCACCTTTAACAGTGGTCCCACTAACCTGCGACTACTTTTTACGGTAATCTGCCAAATACTAGAAGCTGTCTTTAACAATGACTTATTAAATAGAGCATTCATAATAAATTAACTAAAATAATATTATTCCTTGCATACGATAGGATGATTACTCACCCAACCATATACTCAGATAGTATCCTTCAGTTTCCACTTACCCGAAGAAGGGAGGTGGGCTGCAGGCAGGCGTCGAACGCCAGGCGGATCGCCTTACGGTTGCCTCAGGCAAACTAAGACCGTCTCACCACCCGCCCCGCACAGAACTCGAAAGTTGCTGTACGGGAACTTTTACTGGTAACCCACGTTGTTTGGGAATCCCAGGTGATAGGTTGTCGTCTCTCTGAGGTGCCGCTATATTTCGCTAGGCGGGGGCGTTATCTTAACGCTCCCGGCTATTTCTGGATATAGTAAAGTTACCATCGATGGAAGTCATGGTACGATACCCCTATCATCTCAGATCGCCGTGTGGTTCTCCCGGAGCGGGAGCACGAGATCTGAAAGACTCAATCTCGAAACTATTTCCGGATTCACACCGTGTTCTAGTTGTTGAGTGAGAGTTCAAGGTAGTCGTAGCAAGCCTTGCTTGCACGAGAGAGGGATACTGGCCGAACCAGCCTACGCCTCTGCTCCGATGTCTCAGAAATGAAATATCGAAATGCCTTTAAGGAAGCCAATGCTCCCACATAACAGATGC